GAACCGTTCCAAACGTGGTGGCCTAGCCTAGGAACATTACTGCCCACTGATACTATAACGCCAGAGCTATTCGTCATTCGAGCTTGTGATGCACGAGAATAGGTGAAACTATTGCTGAATGTACTATCAACACCCATATTTCTATAATAATTATTCACAAAATCAAAGGCTAACAGTGGATTTTTTCCATTAACAATTAATGATGCAGCTGAGTATATGTAAGCACTAGGAGTAATAGCGCCAACAACATCTAGGTTACCCATTGAATCCAGTTTCATTTTGGTTACACCTTGATTTTCAAAGAGTAAGGAACCAGATGCTTCAGTAATTGTCCAATCACCTAGGTCTACAGTAGTAGCATTAACATTAGTAGCTGTAACATTACCAGTAGCTGCAACATTCCCTGTCACGCTAATTCCTGTTGATGTTGTTGCAAGTTTTAGTCCGTTGTCATAGTAAAGTTTTACATCAGCATTCTCTGTACACTCTACATAATACTCATTTGCACCGGGGTTTCCTATTCCAATATGGGATCCACCAAGCCACATATTACCTAATGAATACATAATAAGTGGTGAATTCGCGACCATCCAATTCATTCCAGTAAACTGATCGTGGTAAATTTCTAAATTATTATCATCACCAAGGATGAGTTTTTCATTGTCAGCACGTTTGCCATCGCCGGTAATGCTAACATTGTTATTGCTAGTTGAGCTAATTTGAGATGATTGATAATCAAAAGTTAACGCCATGTTTAAAATCCTATTTCTGTTGTGTCTATATCGGCAACCCATTTAATGGTAGTTGCTGCGACGCCTGTTACTTTTACTTCCAAACTTGCGGTAGACGTGTTAACTGTTATTGTAGCATCCCATGCACTTGCACCTGCGCTTTGGTAAAGGTTGCTAATACTTAGCATATCTAGAGTAACTGACGCAACGCCTGTTGCTCTGCTTGCTACAGCTTTAACTTCCCAAGCACGAACATCTGCACCTGATTTACCAATTATGTTTCCTCTAACTGTCCAAGTTAGGTTATCAGCTCCAAGTAATATTTGGTTATTTGTCCTTGCAGCACCTGAGTGGCTTTGGAGATTTGTTTGCGTGGCGTCTGTTGTAGATTTTGCTAAAACAATTTTACCTGATTGAGATTTACCAACACCAAGCCCGCCAGAATAAAGACCATACATCCAACGATTTCGAGTACCATGATCATGTGCTTCTCCACCACCAATTGCAGTAGAATATGCACCGTCTATATCACTCGACCAAGAACCTAGAATAATACTATTATCGCCAGCATTTGAACCTAGTCCACCAATCACAGTACATCTATTTCCTGCGGCGCCGTTCCAGCCAATCGCGATTGAATATGGTCCACTTGCGGTTGCATTTACGCCAAGAGCAATTGAGTCAGCTCCGCTTGCTGTTGAATCTCTACCAAACGAAAGTGAGTCAGCACCCGAAGCATCTGATGAGTCGCCTAGCGCAATTGCGTTTGAACCCGTTGCTACAGGTTGAGCAGTAGGAGTATCTTCATTAGCAGCAAACAGCGGATTTGGGCTCGTTGTACCTTGCAAACCTTGAACGGATTGTAAACCTTGGATACCTTGAGTACCAGCTTCGGAAACACCTTGAACACCTTGTGTACCTTGCGTACCCTGAATACCGCCAGAACCACCCGGACCTTCAGATCCTATTTCTCCTCGTAAACCTTGTGTACCTTGGATACCAAACGTACCTTGTATACCAACACCGTCATCACCTTGTTCGCCAACGAATCCTTGGTTACCTTGAACGCCTTGTACACCAATAGCACCCGGGCCGCCAAATCCTTGTACACCTTGAAATGCCTGTGGACCCTGAACACCTTGAGCACTAGTAGTACCTTGAACACCTTGAGAACCTTGGAAACCCGATGCATCAACTCCCGGTTGACCTTGTAAACCCTGTTCACCTTGCAGTGAAATACCTTGAGTACCCTGCGATCCTTGTACACCGCCGGGTCCTTGTTCGCCAGTAATACCTTGTGTTGATCCGGCTTGACCTTGAATGCCTTGAAGTTCTGGTCCAAACGGTCCTTGAATACCAATAACACCAATAACACCTTGTGTACCCTGCGTGCCTGCTTCACTTGTACCTTGCGGTCCTTGAATATCTCCAGCTAAACCTTGTGCGCCTTGGAAACCTTGTACACCAGCATCGCCCGTGCCTCTTGGTCCCTGAATGCCTGCACCCTGTACGCCTTGTGGACCGTCATTACCAAATACGCCTTGGATACCTTGTATACCAAAACCGTCATTACCTTGTAGACCATCGTTACCCTGAAATCCTTGGAAACCTCTAGTACCTTGTGCACCTGCTCCATCTGAACCCTGTAAACCTGCAGGACCATCGTCGCCAGCTTCACCTTCAATACCTTGGATACCCTGAATACCTTGAGATCCAAAACCTGCAGGACCGGTTGTACCTTGCAAACCTTGGATAGAACCAGCTGGTCCTTGAATACCTGAAGTACCTTGGGAACCAAAACCGTCAGAACCATCAGGCCCTCTTAAACCTTGAATACCTTGTACCGATCCAGCAGTACCTTGTGCACCTTGGGTACCATCTCCTTCTGGACCAGTTGCGCCTTCTGGTCCTTGAATACCTTCACCGATTGTACCTTGTAAACCTTGTACAGAACCAGCTGGTCCTTGAACGCCGATTAGTCCTGGGTCACCTTGCGATCCGTCAGTTCCTTGGAATCCAGTAAATCCTTGAACACCCGGATCTCCTTCAATCCCTGGGTCACCGGTTGAACCTTGTAAGCCTGGGTTACCAGCTGCGCCGGCATCACCATCAGTTCCTTGCACACCTTGAATTCCTGGGCTGCCAGCACCACCACCGCCTGCTCCAATATTAGACCACGTAGTTCCTTGGAAACCTTCAAACTCTTTAGATGCAGTGTTAAATCTTAGTTGGCCTTCTGAACCAGTTGGTCGTTCGCCTGTAGTTCCCGCCGGAACTTGAACAGCGCCAGTTGCGCTTGTCCGTGGAGCAATAGCATCAAAGTTATCGTCCATTTCTTGGTAGGTTAAGGCTGATCCCTTATCGCCGCGTTTTGTGATAGCCATTATGTGGTTTCCCCATCTTGATTGTAGTATTCACCGACATACGCAATCCATCCACTTACATTTGGAGTCGCGAAGTCTGCAGTATTTTCTATATTTATATATCCACTCGCAACGTAATCTTCCAAAACATATGGAACTGCTGCCTGCACGTTCTCTATATTTATATAACCATCTAACACGTAATTCACTGCAACATAAGGTAAAGGATCCGCTGCTTCAAGCGATACGTATCCTGGGTTATCTTCCATATAGTCAAAGTCTACAAATTCAAAGTGTTCTTGTTCATCTCTAGTTAAAGGAGACGTAAAAACTATTTTAGCTTCAATCTCTGCCCTAAGGATAGGGTCAGTTTCGGCAGCTAATGCCGTAAGTAATGCTAGATAATCTGGATTTGATCTTGTGAAGTTTACAAACCCAGTTACTCTTCCATTAACCATAATCTTATCCCGCGTTTACGTTTGGGTGTCCACCAGCAGATGCGTTAGGTCCAAAGTGGCATGGGTGTCCAGTCGTAGCATCATTTAAACGATGTACACCTTTACCACCAACTTTAACCTTACTTGAAAAAGCCGCCACGCCATCTCCGCATCTAGTTGAGTCACCTTGCCGAATTACTTTAGATCCACCGCATTTAACTTTATCTTGCGACGCTACATAGTTTGCTTTATGAAAAGGTTTTGGGTGCCCTGATCCTGAGGCAGTACAAGCATGTCCAATATTAGTGAATGCTTCTGTTGTCATTAATGGCATTTCGTTTCCTCTTACTAAAAATGCCTCAGAACTAATCCAAGGCATTCTATTTAGTTTATTTATACTTATGCTGCCTCGAGGACTGCCTCTTTTGCTAAAATGTACTCTTTAACTAGCCCTGAGCGAACAATGTCGTTAACTCCAAATCTTACCACGTCAAATGATGGTATTGCGTATAAGACTTTGAGAAAGTCGTGTAGTCCAGTAACGTCTGCTCGATTTTTAGATGTAGCTAAATCATCTTGTTTCGTGTCTCCACAAAATACAATCTTTGATGATTCTCCAACTCGAGTGATAATACTATCAAGTTCGTGGTACGTCATTGACTGACATTCATCCACAATGATAATCGCATTATCAAATGTTAATCCTCTAACAAAAGACGAAGTTTTGAACTCAATCATTCCCTTTGCCTTCATTAGATTATATGCATCTTTCCTTTCAAATAGATCGTTTACTATGTCGTTATACGGTGCTTCAAACACCGCTTCCTTTTGAGCCTGAGTGCCCGGCATAAAGCCTTGCTCCCTAGTCTGAACTGCAGATCTAATTATGACGACTTTTTCATACTCTCCTTTCTGTAGTACATCATTGAGTGCCAAGTATGTTGCACACATTGTTTTACCTGTACCTGCTGTTCCGATGGCTGCTAGATTGTATCCTTCGTTATACGACTCGAACAAATCAGACTGTGTTGCAGTGATTGGTCGAATTTTACGCATTGAGAATTTTGTATTTAAGATGCCCATCAAGTGATCTTGATCTCTTTCTACTCTACGCTTTTCCTTGCGGGATAGTCTTCGCTGTTTTGCCATGAAACCTCCTAATGGATATTACCAAGTGTTGATATTATCCTTTTTGTGATGATGTTGAACATTACGTAGTACATCACGAAAGCCGTCATCAGGTTTTCTTAAACCAAGACGGACTGAGTCACCAATAGATGGTGGCTTTCCAATTTGTTGTTTAATGTTTGGGTTTGTGGACAGGTACGTTTCCCGCTCAGCTATTGTCATAACTGTGTCAAAAGTTTCATCTGTATCAATATTTTTAAAGGTATAAGTGGGCAATACGCTTCCTTCCATGTTATTATTTATAATATCAGTTCGTAAATTTCACGCCAGTTTGCAACTTTTATTGCATTACCAGCATAATTTTTATTGTGATCATGTTGAATTAACATTGAGTTTAAACCAAGTTCTAGACCAAGGTCTGCATTTTCGGTTTTATCTTCAACCCAAACACAACCCGTGTCGCGATATGGTTCAAGTGCCTCATCTTTGTCACCTCCACATGATAAGCAAATTACTTCTTCAAAAACCTTTTTACCAAAGATAGCTTCTAGGTTTTTCTTCCGTAGTTTACCAGCATATTTATCTGTAGACAGAGATGTGATACAATGAAAAATATATCCATGATCTTCATGCAATTTTTTAACATATTTCACTGCATCTCGGAATGGAGTTAACCAACCAATGGCAGCGGAACAATTAAAGTATTCACACATTTGTTTAGCTTCGTCGTATGACATATTGAACACTTTGCCCATATCATACTCAGCTTCACATGTAGGATAATGGCCTCGAGCAGCCATCCATTTGTAGAAGGAGTATTGCCAATCAAGCAATACCCCGTCACAATCTACGAGTATTAGTTTTTCGTTTAATTTCATATTCAATTCTTTCTTAACTTAAGCTGCGAAACGTGCTTTGATACCACGCTCGTCAGTCTTATACAATTTTCCACGAGACTCATATACGAATGAGTATTTTTGAGCACGTGTTTTATACTCTACAAGTTTATCACCTGCGTTATTTTCCATTTTTAGACCAAGACGATCAACTTCCATTTGAAGGATCCGGTCAGTCATAGTAACTGCACCTTTTACTTTTGCTTGGATTTTAATATTGACTTCAGCATCTGAGAAACTCATGTTTCCTACTGAGATTTCCAAATTAGTTTCGACGCCATACGCCTCAAGCAATGCTTGCATTTCAACGCGAAGGTTGCGAAGTGTTGGTTTGTCGAATTTTGTGATTGTCTTTGTCATTTTATTATTCCTATTTGTTTTCATTTGATATATACAATATAACTGATTCTATTGAGAATGTCAATAGTTAATTTCAGTTTATTGCAAATTCATTTCAACTTCCTCAAAAGATTTTACATCCATGTCAGTGAAATACCAATCCATACCATCATGTAGGTATAGGTACTCAGCGCCACAAAAGTTAGCGCCAGTGTCTAAGTAATCTTTTACTGATTTGTATGTAACTGGTTTATCTGTGTGAAGTGCCTCAACTACTGACTCATACAAGTCACTCTTCAAGCCTGAAAGGTAACCAACATTTGCGACCGCTTTGGCAAGTTCAGGAGTGTTATATGAATCAAAAAGAAGACGGCCGTTATATGAAACATAACCATCGTAATGACAATATGTTGCAGTAACTGTGCCGTCTTCGTTATAAAAACCGATCATTGATGAAGTACCCATAGTATTGATTCCTTTTGTTTTACCTTATAGAATCAATATACACTATTTGAACTCGAATGTCAATAGTTAATTTCGTTTCGTTTCAACTTTTTCATCAAGCGTTTTGTAGTTTTCTTCTCTCTTACTTCGCTTACGATCTCTGCGATTTTTGAGGCGCTGCTCTTTCAACGATACCTCGTCGTCGCCTACTTCGTCCCACTCGTCGTAATCTTCACGGAATTTTTTAAATGTTTTTGCCATAACTCTTATTCTTTTATTAGATTTGGAAATGCTTCAATTAATACTGCTTTGGTTAAACCTTTAACTGGCTTTTGACATATCATATGATTAGCTAATAACTCAGCATCATTATTGTCTACATCCTCGAGCAAGCTAATAAACAGCGATTCTCTTTTAATTTGATTTAGGTTATCATATCCTCCACCTTTTATAAAAATATTAAGCCGGCGAGCTTCTCTATATAGTAATGACTTTGCCTCATCTTCAAACTCGTTTTTGTTCCAAGGTGGGGCACTGTCAGGTACTAAAAATTCTACTCCCTTATCATATATATTCTTTAACACAACTTGGAGTGGAGCTGAGTCGTTTTCACGCAGCCAAGCAATCTTGTCCTCTTTTGACTTGATTGTTGACACGTGATTTACGATTTCTGAAATTGAACGACGTATTGCCATTATTAAAAGTCCTGTATATCTGTAACTAAGTTTTTAAGTTTCTTTTCAATAAAGAAGTTAAACAGTTTAGACCGCCCAATGTCTTTTTCTTTATTGAACTCTTCACGGATTTGATCTTGGTATTTTGCAGGAATTTGCGTAAGATCAATCATCATTTTATTTCTGTGGTAACGACGTAGAGTTTCCTCGTCCATATTCTCAGTACCACCTTTAAATTGCTGAAGGCGCTTCTGAGTCATTGGCTTTTGACGAGTACCAACAGCTAAGCAATTATCTGGTGACAAGATGTTTGGTACACCATCGCCAGTATCACCTTTAAGGATATGCTCCTCTAAGTATGCTGTTGGATTTTCATTGGTCAACCAACGTTTACGAATTGGATCGTATTGCTTAACGTTAGCATAGGACTGTAATTGGATAAAGTCTTTATCCGCAGACAAAACCAAATATTGTTCTGAGCCCATATTCAACTCAGTTCCGTTGTCGTGAATAATAGTACCGATAACATCATCGGCTTCACAGTGTTCAATATGAACTACTTTGTATGGGAAGTACTCTCTGAGTTCGTCGCGTACTGTATTCATAATACCAAAAAGGTGGTTCCAATCTAAATCAGACGCGTCGCGTGATTTTTTACGGTTACCTTTGTAGTAAGGATATGCTTCACGGCGCCATGTGTTTTTGCCGTCAGCACAGATTACGATCTCACCAAATTCTTCACTGAATTTTTTACGGTTAGATCGGATTGAGTTTAAGAACATGTGACGAATGATATTCTCGTCGATGTCAATGTTTGTGTGATTACCAATGCTTGCAAACAGTGAAGCAAGGATAACCTGATTGTAGTCTACTAATATAGCCATTTTATTTTCTCATGTTATAATTTAATCTAGAATTCTATATTACTCTAGATCTTCATCAATGTCAACAGTTATTTCAAGTTCTTCGTCATAATCTTCAATATTAATTGAATCCTCTGCGAAATCTTGCAAGGGATGATGTATCCCTAACGTTGACAGATGAAGTGATTTGATTGATTCTAGGATCAAGACCATTGCGGGGAAATGTTTATTCCCTTCCTCGTCTTGACCAAAGAGACAACCGGCTCGTATGAGCTCTGTTAGTACATATTGCCAAAGTGCTTCTGCAATTTGATCCACATGCCCGGTTTTAAATTCTAATAGACGCGCAGCTACTTCTTCTTGTGACTGTGGTGGTCCATTAAGCTTAGGTCTTGGAAATGTGATAATATCAGCCATTAAGCGAGCCTAACAGCTTTTCCCAGTTATTCTTAAATACTGGAATGCTGTTTCGTGCCAAGAACGCACGATCTGACATAGTGAACCTTTTAAAGAATTCATTATCTTGTTCGTGTGTTACTAACACTTGCTTAGCCATTGCGTAAGCAGCATTTGCATTTTCTGTAAGATCTTCACTAAAGTCGTACATAAGAGACGCGCCTGAGGCTGTTTCTGTTAGTGCGCCATAGTTTGGATGAATACATAGAACACCAGATTTAATTGCTTCAATAAGAGCAATACACGATGTTTCTTTCCAAATATTTGGATATAGGAATACATCGGCATTATCTAGTGCAGCCAAAACAGTATCGTTTGGAACTGATCCATGATAAGTCATATTTGGATGGCTGTGAATATCTGTAAACAACTTAACATACGGATCATCCCGCTGCGCCCAACCATATATTGCAAAGGATGAGTAAACATCAAGATGGATGTTGCTGTGTTCTTTAGATAGAGCATCAAAAATTGGATAAAGGGATTCTAAACCACGATGTGGAGTTGTGTGGTAAATAAACCTTACTTTACCTGCATGAGCCATATTTTCTGGTGGATTATATGTCTTTTCCACTGCGTTTGGAATAACACTGCACATTGAGTACGGAATGTTATACATCGCAACATATTGATCTCGTTGCCATTGTGTTACGAATACAATGTGGTCAAATTGCTTATAACCACTACCTTCTAGGATCTTGTTTTCAGGATCTTCTGCAAGATCATGGCAGTACAGGATATTTAGTTTAACGTCATTAGGGATTTCCCTTGGACGAGAAAAGTGGATTGCTGTGTCAGACAGCAACCCTGAGTCAATATTATCTAGCAAACGTTTGCGCATCATTTCTGTGCCGCCCATTGCTTTCTTAGATTGTTCACTTTCAACAACCTGACCCTTATAGATCATGCTCATTTATTAAGCTCCAAATTATGTATTAATTGATTGCAAACTGTCCCAACGAAATGAACGCCAGCCTTGTGCTTCGAGATCAAACACTGCTAGTACATCTGGGTTAACTTTGCGTTTTTGTTTTTCCTGACCTTCTTCAAGTGGAAGGAGAGGAGGAAGCATTGAAGCTTCTAGTGTACAACGCATTTCGCGCTTGTCACCGTTTTTCTTTGTAAATACTACATTGCATGGTCCAGAGACCAATTGTGCGATAGTTGTTTCTTTGTTGATTTCCATAATATAGTTTCCTTTTTCATGTTAGTCTTCATTAGCTTGTATAATTAGTTTATCACAAGAGTTGTAGACTGTCAACTAATTTATTTATTAATTTTCATACTCTAGTAATTTTAAGTCTTTAGTTAAAACCTTAAACGATATATCAGAAGTGTCTTGGAGTGGATCTAATCTCATATGGGTAATGAACCTATCGACATATTGCATTTCTTTTCCATGTTTCATTGCGATAGTCATACCCTCAAAAAATGTTTCAATATCATAAGGGTTTTCGTAAAAGATAGCCTGCTTAACCGACTGCTTCTTTTGCTTTGCGTTCTTGGATTTGCGTTCCTCTTCCATAAACTTCCTTTGTGTGTATCTTTTCTAATACTGAATAGAATGCTTCAATAGTGGAGTTATTGTGTATTCTATACGTCTTTACATTAAACTTATGAGGTAATACATACTTCTTGTTTATTTCTGTACGATGGGAATTTATATATTCCTGTTGAACATCGCCATCAAAATATCTACGAGAGTCTGTTGAATAATCGCAACCATCTCGAGTTAACTGAACAAGTACGAAATTATTATCTCCAATTTTATTTATAATAGGTAGAAGCTCATCAACGAAACCACCGTCAGAAATTGCATAATTTTTACTTAAATCAATTTCGTTGGCAACCTGCTGCCCAAAGTAGTCAAGACCACGCCTAGGTTTAATTACTTTTTCTGATACATGTATCATAGCTTCACGGCATGACATATGACCAAGATCCATATGAGGAACTTCTTTTACAGAGCGATCGTCGTATCTTTCCATAAACCATTCGTATGATATGTTAAAGTATTTGCATGTTTCTTTATATAACTGATACTTAAATGACAGGTGTTTCCAACCTTTATCTTTAAAGTAGTCGGCTGCAGCATCTTTGCCTGAGCGAGGAGGTCCATTAAATAGTACTATCATGCAAAAGTATCTTCCACGATTGCATTGATTTCCGCACAGGCCTCTTTCCATTCAGCAGGAACCATGCCTGACAAAATAAACTCACGATCTTCATCTGTAAGATAAGGCATTACCTCGTGGATAGATCCGTATCCACCTTGGTACATTGCCCAGTCTTGAGGATCTACTGCTATGTTTTTACTACGGATTTTACCGCTGTATGCTGATGAACGTTTGATGATCATATGTATTCTCCGAAGAATTGATTTTAAATATAATACCAATATAATCTATTTTACTGAGAATGTCAACTACTTTTATCGTCCATAAGCCATTTTAATGACTTGACGTGGCTGCGGTGTATTGGTGCTTGGCAAATACCATTATAATATGAATCATCTAACAGAGCATGGCGCGTGATTTGCTCATAAAGTTCGAGGTAACCCATTTCGCCTTTTTTATCGCAAAGGTGGATTATCTCTCGGTAAAAGTTGTCTACGCCTTTTTCCTCAACCATAAGTTTGACTTCTTCAGAGGACCCATAGTATTTTTGCCAATCTGACTCAACTATTTTGGTCCTCTTCCGAGTCTTACCTTTTAGGGGAGGTAGTTTTCTTTTTGATTTGAAAATCTTTTTACCGATATATTTTCTATCGTTGGAGCCATCAGTGATTATATAAACAAACCCAATATATTCACCAATCATTTCAGAGGTGAATTCCTCACCTTTATAATGCCACATGCGTATCTCCCATAATTATAGAGATATTTATGTGGTTTAGTCGATGCAGATTTCCTCTTCTTCTTCAAAGGTAACGAATATTTTTAAAGTTTTACCATCATCTTGCAATGAAGTAGAAGTTGCAACCACATCATACTTAACATATGAGCGTCCGTTATTGTCTATAACTTCAACTCGAGTTACATCAGTATAAGGGTTATTCCGAGTCATCATCTACTTCCCATTGCCTTACGTATTGAAAGAAATCTCCAAACTTTGCTAGTTCAATTTCTGGATAACCTTCTGAGATCAACCAAAGAGTTAAACTCCAAGGTTGTGGCAGCGGATTTGGTAAAGCCTTTGGAAAACCATATGCCCATCCTTTAGGTGGATCTACCCACGTTGTTTTCATATCATCTCCTCATGTTTGCAATAGCAATAGCATCTTCTTTGCGTGTAATAGGAACACCATTAGATTTGTGCATCTGACCAATGCCTATAATATAATCGCCAGTATACTGTGTACTTTCTTTAGCCGGTCCATGCCCTGCAACTTTATTGCTGAGCTTGACTTTGTTATTAGATGAATAGTCTGGAATAGTATTCGTATTCCGAGCTTTAGTTTTACCTACACCCATTTTCTTAAGGAACTTCTCGTGCTCAATTGCAGCCAAACGATCCTTTGGTGTTAGTTTCTTTTTCATCTTTCCGTGGACTTGAACGCCACGTATCATATGCATACTCATTTATTCAATCCCATCATACATTTCAACCATACGATCTTCAATTTCACACTCAACCAAAAAATCAAAAGACTCATCAATGTATGTAGTGTCATACCGCTTTGATAGATCCATATGCATGTCTGCTGAAACGAAATTCCAAAAGTTTGTTGTGCCAAAGTTATATGACATGTTGAACTTATCTGCAATTGCTTTTTGAAACGAAAAGACAACGTCTGCAGTGATAAATTGGTCTGTATTTAGATTAGTCATTTGGTAAGACATGATATATTCCTTTGTTTGTTGATTCTAATATAACTGGTTTAAACAGGAATGTCAACAGTTAATTTCATATTTTTTAAAGTTTCAACAATTTCTTTACCAAATGGGGTAAACAAAATACCAAAGGACCATACCCAATGCTCAATATCTTGATCATGCTCTAGAGTATCAACATCTACCATTCGAGCCAAGGCTTGCTCATTTGTATCCATTAAGTTGATACTAAACATATCTAACTTAAATTGTTTAACAGCTTCAGCCTCAGCTTCTTTTTCTTCAAGCTCACGAATTTCCAATTGCTTAACTGTGTAATCCCAGCAATACTGTTTATCATCATCACTTGAAGAATAAAAAGGATGGTCGCTTTGAGGACGGTAACCAAACGCATCTTTATGAAGATCTGAAAAGATATCAGTTGAAAAAGTATACATATTATTTGACCCTCCACTGAGTAACATCAGCTGAGTTATCATCATTTGAGACAGACGTTATAGTATCCCAACTATCGTCATCAATGCTGTAGTTATCATCGCCATTTGAAACGACATATGCAATTGCGGCAGCTACTGCTTTTTTCTTAGATGAATAAATTCCTATTGGTCCATCGTGAGAACCGTCTACTTGATATACGTGAAATGTTTTCATTTTAATATTCCTTTATTTGTTGATTCTAATATACCAAATAAATGCGGGAATGTCAATAGTTAATTTCATTTCATACGAAATTAATTTAGGCTAAATTGCCGTCTCCATAATTGCGAGTATTTTCTATTTCTAATGCTAACTCATTATAACCACCAATATACTTACCATACCAAAAAATCTGAGGAACTGTTTTAGCTTCATGACCAAGTTTTGTAGTCATTTCATCTCTGTTTCGCTTATAAGTAATATCTTTATATTCGTGCTCTAAATCATAGCGCGCTGCTAACTTTTTTGCTCGTAAACAAAACGAACATGTCGGTGTTCCGTAAATAACAATCATGTGTGATCTCCCAGTAAATATGCGCCTTCCGGCAAATTCATAGCTTCCATAATTTCGCCAAATTGGTCAGGAGACATAGTAATCACGACATGGCGATTTGCTTCGTTATCAAACTGACGGATGTACGCAACGTCTTCATAAATTAAAAACTGAATATCTTCGTGCTCGCCAGTTTGATCTAATACGGTAATCGCGGTTTCGTCCCAGTCCATTTCAATAGTAAACATCTGTGCTCCTCAATATGTTGTATGTTTCACGCCAATCTTTGACGTGGTAATTTTTGCCTGCCTTATTAGCTATCGCGAGTGGATAATCGTTACCACCAAAATCCATCTTGTCTCCAAAAAATTGAATGTTATCATCTTCGTTAAAGTCAGAAAGTATTTGCGATTTATCATTACCTATAGGATATATATCTAAACCAGTTTCACCACCAATACTAGCAGTGATATTAAGAGGTGGCCCGTAAATGTAATTAAACGAGTTTGCTATTTCCCGTCTTTCGTTATTTATCTCATCATACTTTACATATAGTTGACGCTCTTCCAATGTCGCGTT